TTCCTGCCGCCCTACGTGGACGGCGAGATGAAAGCCCCAATTAGGCACTATGTTTTCGCTATGGGGGAGCGCGCCAGCCTTCCTCCGGGAGGAGGCAGTTAACTCACATGTCTCTACGGACTATGTGGTAATGTAGCGACGGAGCAGCCACTCTATGCAGCTATCCTATACGGGTATAGAGAATCAGGGCATCTCTGTATAGAATAGAAGAAGACCTCGGACGCAAGCCGGGCCCGCGAGCCCCATCTACGGCTGCTGCCAAGATAACACCTCACAAAGGTGTCAATCCTGGCGCGATACTGCGTTGCAAGGTAGCCCTTATCCCAACCAGGCCAGCAACGGACCGGTAGGGAGAGGGCGCCTTTTGCCCAATCAGCCCAGGTATTCCTACCATGCCGCGCTCGAATGATGGGCGAATGGGAGGCGGAGTATGGCTCAAAGAGTACATCAACCGACTTCTCAGTTTTTGTACGTACAGCAACATCTATGGCTATGTTCCTGAACCAGTTAGGGAACTGTAAGCCCCTAGCCCAGGTGGGCTGTGCGGGGGGAGCTCCACACGGAACTAGGCCTAAAGGGGGCCAGGGCTTTGGCGGAACTCCCCAGTCTAAGGTCGGCTTCGACATAGAGCCCAAAATATCACGATACAAGTGTTTGGGCTCATGAGTGTCGACGACGTCGGATAGATACTGGTAGCACTTGGCATACAGTTCATCCCGAGGAAGATCGACCTGCGAGACGAGCCTGTCGAACAGCCCAACGCCGTCGAACCGCAGCAGGCTGCGCTCGAGGGGATAGCGTATAAGGGCAAGTGAGGTGAGGTCAGGTGTCACCCATGTAACACCGGCTCCACCCAGATGAGGCGGTAATGACAACCACTTATGTATGGTTGATCTTTGATAAGGAATGAGATGAGTTAACTCCTTAAGAGCGTGCTCCAGAACCCTGTAAGGGTCGGCGCCCCGCAGGACAAGACCGTCCCACCGCCCTACTGCGGCCCTAGCTGCGGCAGGCCAGTTGTCGGCAGCAGCGTTAATCGGGTTACGCCAAAGTAGAGCGGGAACTGATCTGGCAAGATAGCCCATTGTGACATTGTCCTCCGCGACCTGCCGCAGGAACTCATCACGAAAGGGGGAAAGCCACGTCTTAGAGGGGTGAATTTTCAAACCTGCCTCACGCATGACTTCTGCAACAGCGACAGCTATGCCAGGGTTGCGTACCACTAGGCGGGCATCGTCCCCTTGGAAGTACCAGCCAGTGTAGTCAATTGACGGCACTACACCTCTGGTATATAAGTAGTGAAGCGAGCCCACCACTTGGGAAAAGTTTACCCAAGTGTCAAGCAGTGCAGTCCACCTCCACCCACTAAGCACCCCTTTAGTGACAGGCACATCAGCGTCACCCACAGTAACAGTACCTTTTTCGGGGATTAAGTCACGCCGAATAAGGCGGAGGACGTGCTTTGCCTGATCTCCCATGATAAGCTCCTCGATTCTATCGAGAATAACCGATAGGGCCCAGGGCTCCACCATATGGTCAAATTTTGACTGGTCGATGGGGCATTTCCAGAGGGTAACATCGGCAGAGTCAGAGGCGAGATCAGCCCACATTTTTGCTAACCTCTTCCCGGAGAAAAAGACACTCGCATTCCTTGACCTACGCAGTAGCGGCTCAAGAGCGGTGCTTATCCAGGACATGCGGAGGTAAGAAGGTGTGTCGGTTATGACGACGGCCCTAGCCTTAGTCAGTTCCCGCTTCACCATTGCTCTGGGAGGCTGTGCAGGGCTATACGCAAGTGCCAATAGGTCGTCTGGGGTTGTAGCCGCAAACATCGCAACCTTGGTCTTACGCACACTAACAATCTCACCCCGACTAGTGACAGAAGGGAAAGTACCCTGGTCAGTTGCCCCGGGCCTCACCCAATCGCCTCGAAGTACATAGTCCTCGAACGTATCGGGAGGCTGTTCGGGCCCACACCCAGTGAGGAGCTGCTTCGACGCCCACTCAAAACTGTCCCTCCATCCGGGTAGATGCTGGCCTATATCCGGCAGAGGTCCGGACACCCATTCAGATACCTCATCGCGGAAAAACACGAGAGGCGGAGCTGGCTGATAACCACCCAGGAGTGCAATCCCACAGGGTATCCTCCAATGCTTAAAAAGGTCGCCGGCAGCCTTAGCCCAACCCTCGACAGCCTTAAAAATGGCTACAACGGTAAGCGTAGACTGGCACAATGCAATGTAGGGTTCGAGCCTCTCGAGCCAGCTAGTAAGCGTGGACCTCTGTTCATGGCTGAGCACCTCGTAGTACATTCCTATACCGAGGGAAAAACGGGGTCCAAAGACGTCTGGCTTCCAGCGGAAGGTCGGTATGTAGCGCTGGCGGCCAAGCTCATCCTTGGTTAAAGGGAGATGCAACCTATGCTTCTCCTGAAACCATACGGCTCTCGGATCAGTACCAACCTGTCGCCGCTCAGCGCGGATCTCCTCCGCTACCGCCCGGAATACAGGAATGGGCAAGCCCCCGGCTTCGGGTAGGCCCGTAATACGGTCCATTCCCTGACAGGTGGGCCTTTGCGTCCCGGGTCGCAGTGACAAGGCCCTGGGAGCGGATAGATGCTGGTAAAACCATCTAGGCAACGCCGCATCTCCACGCATCTGCTCAAAGAGCTGCTGAACACCAGCCGGTACATAGTCACCCGCAAGCTCAGGTATTAGTGCCGGCTGTGTGACGATGAGCTTCAACCTTTCAAACAGTTGGGACAACGAATCTTCGTCTCCTGACATATGATTTGGAATCGGCTGCATACGTGGCCCACTTAGTGCCAAGCGGGCTAAGGTAGTACCCAGGCTTAAACCTGGCGTATACATCCTTAGTATACGCCCAAGTCCGGTCGCGTACAACTAAACCCAAGTCAGTGGCATCAGTCGGGTCATAAGGCCCGACAGGACGTTGGAACGTCAAAGTCCAGGGCTCGGGACTGAACGCGATTGTTGCAGAAGGGTCACCTGGGTACGCAAGCAGTGAACCCCAGGTGAGTGGACCCGAGACAGTTCCGGGCAACTGTGCCATTTGGTTGGGCGCGTCGAGCTTATTTATCCTCAACGTCCTGTAGCGCCCAAGACCCTCTCTGTTAGCCATTAGCCCGTCGAGAGCACGTCTCGGTATATCCCAGGCTTTCGTCCAGCTGTCAGACAAGGACGGATCAGGCAACCTAGTATACAGATCCTTGATTACACGGTTTCCGTCCCGTAATACGGGCGTGTAGGTCAGGTCTGTAAGGTCGGTGGACTCGTCCGTACTCACGGTTACAGCAGACGAGAACTGTGCTAGCGTAGGTGTGTCGTACCTACCAAGTATCACAGTGTGGCCACCGATGTAAGCATTAGGTACCTGTGCCTGAGGCATTGCCTGGACAATACCGTTACAGGGATGCCAGGCAAGCACCCTGCTTCCAAAGAGCATAGACGATATCGCTGGCCCCATCCCTGCCGCACCCTCTGCGCCCGGCTTCCCAGGCCTACCCCATACCATATCTTGCTGGTCAGACATTGTGGATACGGTATGGGCTGGAGGCATGCCTCTCGCGACGTAATACAACATAGCGCGTGAAACGCCGTTGGAAGTCAGCAACAAATCGGTAGCGACACCCAACTGATGGCCTCCAACCATAACCCATGGTAGGAGTAGTTCAGGCTGGGGGGGATCCACCTCCCTAGGTGGGGTCTCGGTGGGGGCAAGAATCCGTGTGACAACACCCAAGGCTATTACCTGGTCGTGTATCGGGATGTCCCAGTGATATGATGAAGTAGCGGCGACAGGAGGGTTAGCGTCAAGGAAAGCAACCCCTGGCCAAGCGGCTACCATATTAGTGGGCACGTAGGGAGGTGCACGCCTGTTTCGAGCCGTAGAGACAAGAAGGTGGTACCCATCGACCCAACCCCTGTGGTCGGCGCCCTCAGGCCCTATAATACTTTCCCAGTCATTGTCACTACCTTCAGAAAGTGTAGGCAAAACATTACCCTGGCACTGCCAGAAGCGTACACAATCGGCAAGGTCGATGGAACCGGCTTCGTAAGAAAAGAGTATAGATAGGGCATCGCTTATCGCAGGCAACTCGGTGGCTACACCCTGCTGGAAACGATGATCTAAGACAGGGCTGACATCCTGAAAAGCTCCGCCCAGCACTAAATTGACTGGAGCAGCAGCGGTAGGGAGAGTCAGCGTGATTGCACCATCCTGTGGGTACTCTTCGAACAACACGAAGAGCACTGCAGTGGGTGGTTGATTGGCGGCCGTCGGGATAACAGACCCCTCTATAGAGGTCAGCGACGAAATGGGGTACCACTGGTTGTTCCAGGGCACCCAGTTCCCCGCGTTGTCCTGATGTAAAAGATCACCCTCCCAATCTCGTACAGGCCCTTCGCGGAACCTGTTCTTGAGTGGATAATACAGTTTAGATATCCAGTACCAAACGACAATGGCGGCGCACTGGATATAAGCAAGGGGCAGAGGTACTATAGTAACCCTCGTCCCGATCATAGCGGGTGTTATAGGCTCGAGGGCCCCAGGAACGCCAACATTGAGCTGCTGCTGTCCAGTCATCCAATCCCTAAATTTTATGAGGGAGATGAGGGAACCGTAGCACGGCTGTAGACCGGCACCAGAAGCGGGGTGACCCGGGAACCAATTAGGGCCCCACTGCCCTGCGCTGGCTGCATCGATAGACGCACAGCCTAGGAGACCGTCGTCGGCGGGTGCGACCAACGAAAGCTGGTATCCCATCAGTTTAAGGATAGGGGCCATTGTGGAATAGCCACGCTCAACTTGCCGGTTTTTGAAAATGGTCCCCAACGAAAGGAAGGTCTTGCCCTCGAAGTACCAACCTCTAGCCCTAGTTACTACAGTAAACGCGGCTATGTCGTCGGTTGACTCGGTAATCGCCTTCTGGATGTTAGGTTGGAGAGTTAGCGGGTGCCGAGGCAACGTGTCCTCATACTTTGCTCTCCATCTCCAGTCGAGATCATACGAGTTGTGGGGGATAATGCGGTCAGGATTGGCCTGATCCGCATAACCGTAAGCGTAGCGGTAAATTCCCATAACGGGAAGCACAGGATAGCGCTGCACCTCATCACGCGCTAATATAGCCTGGACGACACTACGGTCGTAACGCCAGGCCAGCGTGGCGCGGTACTGAAGGTTTGCCCCCAAGGATAAGGGCACGGCGTGTCGGGCAGCCCCGACAAGCATACGGACAGACTCGGCAACAGGTGAGGCTTCAGTAGCAACAAGGGGTGCACTTGGGCCGCCTACTGGCTCTGTTGTCGGTAAATCGGTTGTTAGGGCGGGCGGGGGAGCCGGTGGGGGCACATTCTTCGTGCCTTCAGGTAGCAGGGGTACCTTATCGGGAACTCCCGCGGGCTGTTCGGCTGCTGCCCCGGTAACGGCTGCGGGTATGATGGACTCTACATCTTTTGCAGCCGCCTTTGAGCTAACATCACTAACGGCAGGGTCCTCCTTTGGAGGACCACTCGTTGATGGTACAGCACTCAGGTCTTTAGTCATGACTAATCGTACTGATTATCCCAAGCTGAAACTTCAGACCCATCAGCTGATGGTGGTGACGTGGACTCGGGGTGCACGATTGGCAGGTCATTAAGACTAACCTGTGCAACTGCGTCGCCTAATGCCTCACGTCCTGACTCGGACAGACTGTCAGTTCCCCCACTCGTAGTAAGGGAATAATAAGTCACAGCCCCCGCGGCGGCGCCGAGGACGGTGGCTCCCAGCGCGCCCAGGATCACACGCGTGCGGGTAGATCTACCAGTGTGTTCGGAGAAGATACCCGCCGTGGCCTCGACCAGAGCGCGCACACCACCGCGCGTCACGTAACAAGTAGGTCCGTGCGGCGTGCTGAAGCAGCGACAGACACAGGCTGGTTCAGAGCTGTCTACATCAGGGACACTCTGAGCCGACACGGACTGTAGGCCACAGAACCCAGCCGTGCTGCCTTCAGCACATGAGTTGGCGTCGGACTGGCTACTACCAGCAAGTTGCAGCTCATACTGCTCATTTAACTCCTCCTCATCGGACGAACACACAAAGTATCTACTCATTGTGTATATCGCACTGGAAGGCTCCAGGGTCATGGTCCTCAGGTAGAACGGTGGTCCACCTGAGTTCTGAGGCCACCTGCGAAGGTGTGTGCCCCAGCTCACAGCAAGCATCGATGAATACCAGCCGTATAGAGACTGGCCCACAGGCAAGCAGACAGCTAGCTTCTGTGGAGTCATCATCCGTGCCCTTGCTAGCATTATTGAACGTACGGTTCGGGTAACGTACTGCTAACAACGACGCGACTGCTTGGTACCACACTTCGCCTTGGCCTTCCGCCTTGGCAAGAAACAAGTAGGCTGCCTCTTCGGAAGTGATTCTGGAAACGCAAGTTCGGGCTCGCTCCCACAGACGTGATTCTCGTTTTGCCCCTGGGGGCCCGTCTGGTTTGCTGCCACTACTTGCGCCTCTTCGTCCTTCACCGGAAGAACCCGCTCGTTCCTGCCCGTCGGGAGGATCGGCAGAGCGCGCATTAGGAAGGCCACCCCGCACAATAATAGCGAGGCGGCGCATAAAGCCGAACGCAAGGTTGCCCCTGTGGCGTTCCGAAGCCTCAACCAAACGGTGGCTAAGATTATGAGCCAAGTCGGTGGCCTGTCCCTGTTGCGTTCGGTCAGGCCTTGGGCGGGCACCACCGCACCCGGCTGTTCCACCACAACCGTGAGAGGGGTAAGATCGGGGTAGAAGGGGATCATGAGCGAGGTTCATCAATAGAAAGCCAAGCCTTAATCTCATCCCAACACCGTACAAACTCGGTTGTAGGGGGGGTTCGCACATAGCCAAGCTTCTTCAGCAGTGCGGAGGCGAGTTGCATCATACAAGATTGCGAAGTAGACGCAACAACGCTCATGGAAGGTAGGGCCGCAAGAGTGCCCGTTAAAAGGTCTCCGTCCTGGGACCATTTAATACAGCCCTCGTGGTCGCGGTAGTATGTAAACATTCTACCAGTGATCCATTCAAGCCAAACTGGGTCCACATCTCCTGCCTCGCCAGTTCTGGAACTCGAAGGTGAGTGATGTGACCCCGCGAGCTGTCGCTCAGCAGCCTCGAACTCGTCCGCAGCTTCGGTCAAAGCCGCAGACAGCTCAAGGAAGACGGAGGCTGCATTGCGAGCTGCGCCAGGCCCCAGCTGTTGGACATGGTGGTCGGAGACAGTGGCAACTAAGTACCTACGCTCCCTGCCAGGTACTGCCACAGCAGCGGTATCACATGCTACACGCATCGTTTCACGCCACTGCTGGACGCACTCTCCCTGCGTACGTGCTGCCTTGGTTGGGCTTAGCGACGCTGGGGGTGGCGGTGTGAAGGCAGATTGCCCAGCCAACACGTCCTGAGTCGTGAAGATATGCTGTGGGTGGCTGCCTTCCTTAGAGCGAGTAACGCTGGCGACGCTCGGTGCGGATTGAGAGGCAGCCTTACACCCGGGCCCAGCTGTGCCCTGGATGAGGCTTTCTCTACCGGAAAGCGGCGACGTAGTTTTTTCCATCAACCCAATAACCTGAGAGACAGTGCTGCAGTCATTAACCGCACTAGCGGTAATCTGGCCTGCGTGATAGTAACCCGTTAGGGTCGTCAAGATGGTGAAATCTTCAGGCAGTAGGTGCGCGCCGGGTGCCTCCCGGCCTTTCACAACTCTGTAAGCCATGTATAAAGGAGGAGGAAACCTCTGCCTCTTCCCCTCCTTTTGGTTGTCAGCCTCTGCCCGTGCCGCCTTCGCGCGGAGTTTCTCCCCTTGGTGTACTGCCTTGTGGCCGTGTGATCCACGGGGTTTCTGAGGCCTCTGGCCGATAATGCCCGCAGCGCCAGCTTCAACATAGCGCTGCAGAAGGCCCTCCATCAGGGAGGCCTTCAGCCACAACAACGCGCAAACGTGGAGTACATCGAGCGTATAGCCGCTAGGCAAGGGTAAGGTGGCTCTTGGCACCAACTTGGAAGTGGTACCCTGGATTACCAAGGTTACCCGAACTCCCACAAGGTACCAGACTCCTCCCGAGGAAAAGAAGGCCGCGCCAGTACCACCGCTGGGGTATGCGACTGGCCCCAGAGCCTGGGAAAGGGATAGCAGCCTTGCTTGCATCCGCTTCCATTGGCCTTTGGAAACAGGGTTCAGACCGTGAGCTGCTATGAAGCTAGCCTGGGTTTGGGTCATGTGCAGGGAACTGACGTCCAAGTTTCCGACCTCGATAGGCTCGGATACTACGCCGTCTACAACAAGTGGTGGCAGCGCTGCTTTGGGCGGCAACTCCTGAACCCACACGGCGCCACCCTCACCCACAACTGAAGGGGCCCAGCTGTGGGCGGATTCTGCCGACCAGCCGCTAGGCCCTTGGGGGCTGGACTCTAGTCCAGATACCCCAAGCCGGGGGCTCCGCTTAGAAGCCTCCGGCTGAGACCCCTTGCCCTCCGACGGGGTAAGGGGTTTAGAGGCGGTTTTCGCCGCCTCACCTGGTTCATTCCGGTTCACCAGGTTTGAACCCTCCTCTGGCGGTATTTGTCTCGCCGCGCCGTCCGCGGTAGCTAGCCCCCTAGGAGCGTGCGAAACAATGGAACTTTGAGCCTCCATTGTTTCCGCCCCTT